GCTGTGTACCAGATATGCAAGAATCCAAACCTACGTATTATGTGGGTAGGTGGAAACGAAGATATAGCTAAGAATGCCCTTAGCGCAGTCCTAGACGTGCTTGACACGAACGAAGAACTAAGAGAGGCATACTGTCCACCAGGTAAATCTTTTAAGCCAGATAACCGCTCTGGTAAGAATTGGTCACAGAATCAATTTACTGTAGGTACTCGTACGGTTGCAGGAATTAAGTCACCGACAATGGTAGCTGTAGGTAAGGGTGGAAAGATTCTATCACGTGACTGTGACATAATAATTGCTGATGACATTGAGGACCATCAAACTACACAACAACCTGGTGCAAGAGAATCTACTAGACAATGGTGGACTACTACCCTATCAAGTCGTAAAGAAGAACACACAGCTGTAATTGTTATTGGGTCAAGACAACACCCTGATGATTTATATAATCACTTACTTGAATCAGATAACTTTACAACAATTGTAGAAACAGCACATGCAATAGATTGTCAGATACCAGAACACAATGAAGCAGAACATATTGAATGTATGTTATGGGCTAAGAAACGTTCTTACAAATGGTTAATGTCTCGATTACATTCTGCTGAGTCAACTGGTGGTAGACAAACATTCGAAATGGTTTATTACAATCAAGCATACGTAGAAGGTACACAAATATTTACTATGAATATTGTTGACCAATGTATGCGTGCAGATATGGTTATGGGACAAAAATATAATAACTTGTATCTAGTAGCTGGACTTGACCCTGCATCATCTGGTTATCAAGCTTCTGTACTATGGGGAATAGACCAATACAGAGCTGAGTTATATCTTATAGATTTAGAGAATAGACGCGGTGGGGGAGTGAGAGCAGCCTTAGACCAAATGGCTGACTGGCTACACAGGTATGATTGCAGACATTGGATAGTAGAAGAAAACGGTTTCCAATCTGCAATAAGACAAGATGCAGGAATAAAAGAATTTACACTACGTAGTGGTATTACTATACAAGGACATCTTACAGGTAAAAATAAACATGACCCACTATATGGTGTAGGAGCAATGGCTGATTTATTTGAAAATAGAAAAATACACTTACCTGTTGGTGATGGAGAATCTAATGCAAAGGTACAGAAATATAGACAACAACTGTTATACTTTGATGGAAAACCTGTTTCTAAGCGAAACAAGGAAAAAACTGATATAGTTATGGCTAGTTGGTTTCCGATGAAAGTTTTTAGACGTATGCAAAAAGAGCATGCTGCTGACATAGGATTAGATTACAATCCTAGTTATGGAGAATACAAGATGACTGATATGAATGATGCACCATGGGGATAGAAAATTTAGACATTAAATCTTATAAAGAGATTGTTAGAAATGCTTCTGAGTTAACTTCAGGAAAGTTAGTACAAGAACGACAAGTTTCTAAAGCTAGAATAAAAGCTATTTTAAATGGTGGTGCAGATGGTATTAAAGCATTATTAGGTAACACAATGGAAACCTCTGATGCTGACTTATTACCAGCTCCTAATATGTTGCAGTCTGGTATTGACCGACTTGCACAAAAAATTTCAGGTATACCTCAAGTACGAGTAGATGTACCTAACGATAATGATTCAACTAGAAGTAAATTACGTGCTGACAAACTAGAACGTATTGTTACTAACTATGATGATAAACAAAATCTTAATTTACAATTAGCACAAGCATCTAGGTGGTTACCTGGATATGGTTTCTGTGCTTGGGTTATATCAACTAAAAGAGATAGCAATGGATTTATTTATCCATCAGCAGAACTTAGAGACCCATACGATACATTCCCAGGAAACTTTGGACCTGACCAACAACCAAGAGAAATGGCTGTAGTAAGACGTGTACCTAGATACAAGCTTGCACAAATATATCCAGAGTTTGCTGATGAAATTTTAAAACAAGATGAAGACGATACAGGTGATAATAATTATTCAGAAACATCTACACCATTTATGTCTTATGAAAATAACAGAGAACAAGGTTGGGAAGATAATACATACTCTGGTGTAAGAATTATTGAATACTATGACATGGGTGGTACTTATGTAGTTTTCCCAGAACGTAATATGATTCTTGATTTTATACCAAACGTATTATCCACACCACCGTTTGTGTTTATGAAACGTATATCTTTTGACCATCTAAAAGGACAGTATGACCATGTAATTGGTTTAATGTCTATGATGGCAAAAATTAATATTATGTCTTCTATAGCCATGGAAGATGCAGTATTTACAGAAACTAATATATCAGGAGAGATAGAATCCGGACAATACAGAAAAGGTAGATTTGCGGTAAATTATCTAGCTCCAGGTACACAAGTTTCTAAACCAATGAACAACATGCCGTATCAGTTGTTCCAACAAGTAGATAGATTAGAACGACAGTTACGTATGGTTGGTGGATATCCAGTTACTGATGACTCACAGTCACCTAACTCTTTTGTTACTGGTGCAGGATTATCAGAACTAAACTCCACTATGTCATTAATGATTAATGAATATAGAGAAATAGTTAAACAAGCATTAGAAGATATGGATACTAAAAGATTAGAGCTTGATGTAGTCTTATCTTACTCACAAGGCATAACAAAGAAACCTATGGCAGGTTTTCTTAAAGGTTCTGCATTTAGTGAAAACTATAAACCACTAGCTGATATTGCTGGAGATTACAATACCAGACGTATCTATGGTGTTATGGCTGGATTTGACGAACCACAAAAGATTGTAACTGGTTTGCAATTGTTACAAGCAGGTGTTATAGACGTAGAAACTTTACAAGATAATATTGATGGTCTAGATAACATAGCTAAAGTACAAGAACGTATTAGAAAAAATAAAGCAGAAAGTGTTTTGTTTGATTCAATACTAGCTAGGTCATCACAAGGTGACCCTGCAGCAACAATGGCAGCTATTGCTATTTATGAGTATCCGAATGAAGTTACTGAAATTATGAAACAGTTCTATACTCCTGAAGAACCACAGATGTCACCTGAACAAGAAGCTTTAATACAACAACAGATGGCACAAGCGATGGGAGGACAAGGTGGACCGCCAACTATGGCACAAGCATTTGGAATGTAATATGGATGAATTTGTAGAAACAGAGTTTTGGGACATGGTTTATAACGAATACGGTGTTATGGACGAAATGGATATATTATCTGAAAACATAATAGAAATTATTACACCCACTAAAGGAATTATTATATTAATAACTAAGGACATTAATCATGGCGAAGAGTAGAACTAGCGGTAGAGGTGGTTATAGACAACCAGCAAAACCAGCTCCAGTAGCTACACCTAATAGAAATCGAACCGATGGTGGTGCAGGTAGTAAAACACAACCTTTAAGAAGAATGCCTGATGTTGGATATGGAGAACAACAAGATTTAATACAGCAACAACAAGCAGCTCCACTACCAGTAGCTAATCAACCTATGACTGCACCTAATATTTTTGCACCAACTGAACGACCTGGAGAACCAGGTACTCAAGGTGTACCTATAGGAGCAGGTACTGGTCCAATGAAGATACAAGACAACACAGATACAATTTTACAAGCTCTATACGAAGTTAATCCGTCACCTGTTATATTGGAAATAATTAATAATAGGCAGGGTTAATGGGTTTCATTCTATATGACCGTAATGAATATTACGATATACTTCGTGGCGCTAATCAAGACTCATTACAATCAGGACAATATAAATCTGCATTTACTAATAACCAACAAATTTCTAAAGATATAGAAACATATGCAGAAAGATTCCCTGAGTTACCTGCTGATGTATCTGCTGGTCTAGCTATTGCTGGTGTACCACCAGATTATGCAGCTGTAAAAGAAATAGCACAAGATATTTCTAATAACAAAGTTAAAGCTACAGCAGGTTTATGGAATGAATTACAAGAAAAGTATCGCTATGAGCATACTGAAAACAATATGAAGATGTCTATAGGTGATTTGTTAACAGGTGGTCTAATGCCAGGTGGAGCTAAACCAGGTGATGTTCAATACGGTGTATGGGCATTTGCTGCTTTAGATGCATTATTTCAAACTGTAGGGCCTTCTGGTAAATGGTCAGTGTTATCTTCTGTAGTTAACGCTGTTACTCCAGGACAACCTATGGTAGTAGGTAGGTCACAAGCATACCTAAGAGATTTAAAACAATACGATAATTTACTTGCAAAAGGTTATACACCACAAAAAGCACAGAGTATGTTGCAAATAGACCTAAGTCAAACTTCTGTAGAGAATTTAGGTAAAGATGGTGACGGTGTAGATAACATAAAGAAACACATAGATATGTTACAAGAAGCTCACGATATGGGTGGTGAACCAGTTCTAGCTAACATGTGGAGAAATGTAGTACAAGGTAAACCACTTAACTTTGATAGAGCTACAAAAATATCTATAGAGTCTGTTAAAGCAGAAAACACACCTTACTATAAAGACTTAACAGAAAATTATGGTATGACACCAGAAACTGCTAGAGCTTTTATATATAAGAATATAGGTGAACCATTAAAAGAATATGATGAAAATGGTGAAATACATTACACATCTGCATACAACCCTAACAAAGTTAACTTCTATGCAGGTAGACGTAATCAAAAGTATTTCTGGGCTGGACAAGATGAACAAGATTTCTATAGACCTGAATGGGCAAACAAAGATATATTACTTGAATACTCACCAGGTAAGATAACAGCATCAGAATTTTATGAACCAGGCTCAAGAGCGTTTGATTTGTTATCTGGTGGTCTTGATGCATTTTATCAGATAGGTCCTGAAGTATTTGCTGGTAAAGGTATTAGAGGTGTAAAAAACTTAAACAAAGGTTTACGTGGTGTAAACAAAGCATTTGACTTGTTTGACAATGGTAAGCTAGTTAAGTCAGGTAAAACAGTTAAGATATCTCCTAGAGCGCAGGCTGATGAAATACTTAGAACTGTTGGTGATGAAATTGATGGACAAACAGGTAAAGGAGATATTAATAAATATTTAGACAATAGTGGTAGATTTATTAAAGATAAAGAATTTCGCAAAGATTTTACATCTACAAGAAAAGCTTTAAAGAAACTTAAAAAAGAAAATACATTGTTTGGTAGAGTACCTAGATTTTTTCAAACAACACAAGATGAAATACTTAATCAACCTACTAATGTTGCATTCTTTAAAACACTTGCCGATACAGGAGCAGACCAATTATCTTATATACAAACAAATCCTATAACTAGAAACTTACCTGGAGAAATACAACAAGCTATTACAAAAGAAGATGACTGGTTAAAAATACAAGATTTATACAGTCAAATGATAGGTAAGTCAGGATTTCAAATTACTAACAAAGCTGGACAATCTGTACCTTATACATTGCCTGGTAGGGTTTTACCTAAGACAGGTTCATTAGTAACTAATAGAGTATTACAAAAAACTGGTATTAATCCTAATGCTGCTTTTAGAACATTTGGTAGTTGGGCTGGAGAAAAATCTAGAACAGCTAGAAATGTAATACCTACACTTACACGTTATAAAGCTACACGTTTACTTAGAGTAGAAGACTCTGTTGATGAAGTAGTAGACACTATGGATAGTGTAGGAAAAACTTATCTTGCACGTAAAGCAGACCAAGGTGTTATGAGTTATACAGAACAATTAGCAGAGGGTATAGAGTTACCTGCATTCGAAAGATACTTAGGTTTTAGTTCTAACTTCAATGCTAGCTACAATCCTTGGTTTAGAAAAACATTAGGTGTAATTCCTGAAATGGGTATACCTCTTAATAACATTGAAGTAGGTTACAGACAACTTGGTTCACATTTACAAATTAATGGTTATGACCCAGGTGAAGCTTCAAAGATATTAAATAACTTTTTAGATATAGACCCTGGTGATAAAACAGCTATTAGACAATTTGCTAGTAAACAATCAAGTCGTGACATAGAACTTGTTAAAGCTAGAGGTGGTAACTGGACATATGTTGCAGAAGCAGCACAAGAAATGTTTTCTGGACAAGATAAAATGAAAATATATGCTACAGGTAAAAATAATAAAATACTTCCTAACTTAGGTTCTAACTATAAAGGTTATGATATAGATGAACTAGGTAATGCTGTTAATGATAAAGGTGAACTAATAACTACTATGACAGCTTCATTGTTTGATGAAATGCAAGATAACATTGCACCGTTACTTGACTATAGATTGCTTAATAAAGCTATGGGTAAAATGTTTAAGCCTTATGAAAAAGTTGGTGAAGGTAATTTTGTTAAATCAAGTTTTAGACATGACATGGGACAATGGACAAAATATCATGCACCTTGGGTAAAAGATTCTAAGAACGCTGTTAATCCATTTGAACCAGGAGTTATATCAGTTAAAAGATTAGAAAACAATATGTTTAGTAATCTTGCAAACTTTTATACAAGAAACATATTTAAACCTTTTGTATTAATGAGAGCTGCATTTTTTACACGTGTGTTTATGGAAGAACAAGCACGTATGGCTGTAAAAGGTTTATCTGGTATATACAATAAACCAATTAGTTATTTGCAATGGTTAGCTGCACACAATCCTAATTCTCGTGTAGGTAAGATATTAGAAAAAATGCCATTGTCTAAATACGAAGCTGCTAAATATAATGAAGATGCAGTAGATTTTCTTATGCAAGAAGAAGTTATTGAAGCAATGCAAAAAACTTATAATGTTTCTGACATAGGTCCAGCAGCTAGAAAGAAAAATAAATATCTAGAATATATGGGTAAACAAAAATCAGAAATGAATATAGCTGAAATAGGTGAATCTATATATGCTGAACTAAGACATTTACGTAATGACCCGTTGTCACAAAAAGTAGCACAGTTTGGTTATGGTTCAGAAGAATTAAATAAATGGATGATTAGTCCAGCAGGTAGAGAAGCTAGATTAATGCTTGTTAGTAGAGGTGGTAACAAATGGTCAGAAATAATTAAAGATGGTTCTGATACACTCGACCAACATTTACAGTTTTTAGAATCAAGAATACGTATATCTACTGGTGGAGAAATAATTAATGGTCAAGATATTGTTAAACAACTTAATGGAACATACAAATATCAAATAAGACCTAATACAAATACAGGTAATGCTTCTATTAGAAAAATGATTGCAGAAGGTAAATTAAATAAATTTGGTACTGATGGTACTGGTAAAAAAGAAACTATCGAGTTTTTTAGTAATGAAGCTAATCTTGTAAAAGAATTTAAAAAGAAAAAAGTTATTGATGAACTTAAACAATATTATAACAAAGAAGATGGTATAGACCCTGGCACTATGACTGTTGTTAGAAACACTGCAGAAGAAAATACAAAACAAGGTTTCTTAGGACAGTTTGAAGATGGTCTGGAAATATTTTATCAAAAAGCATTTGATATGTTAATGACTAAACCAATAGGTACTTTAAATAGGTCAACAACTTTTAAACAATTTAGGTGGATGTTTATTGGTGAACGATTTGAAGACTTTAGTACTGGACTTAGAACTAAATTTATTAAAGAAGCTGTTGACTCTGGTGTACCACAATCAGTTATACAAGAGTTACGTGGCTTTAATAAGATATACAAACCTGGAAAAATAGATGATTATCAAGCTATGAACATAGAAAGTAAAGCTTATGGTCTAGCAGGTGTTAAAGAACTATTGTATGATACAAAACAAAAACATACTATATCTGACAAACTTGTAAACATATTTCCATTTGCTGAAGTATGGTTTGAAGTTTTTCAAACATGGGGTAAATTACTTGCACAAAATCCTTATGTACTCAGAAAAGGTTATGTAGGTACTAGAGGTGCTACATCAGCAGATGCATTAGGACCTAGTTCTGGTGATGGTTTTTTTGTTCCTAATCCACAAGACCCACAAGAAGATATGTTTGTTTATCCATTTGGTGGCTTTATGTCTAATTTAATTTTTGATGATGAAATGACTGATGGTGAACAAGGTGTTCAGATATCACCTAGAGGTTATGTACAAGGAGTTAACTTACTTGGACAAGGATTTGTACCTGGACCTAACCCATTTGTAGCATTTGCTATAGATAAGGTATTACCTCCTATAGAAACAGCTAGTACAAAGATGGGTGCTAAGTATGGTTGGGCTAATGATTTAGAGAAATTAATATTTGGAGAGTTTCCTCCGCCAGAAAAG